GCTTGGTCATTTGAATCATTTAACAAGCACCTATTATCCAAGCCAAATGAAATCTATCTAAGGCAATTAGATTGTTATATGGACTTGTGGGACATCAAAGATAGTTTGTTAGTTCACGTTCTTGTAGATACACCAGCAAAGTTAATTGATGATGAGATCCAGAGAATGGATTGGAAATACAATATATCAGATTTGAGTGGTGACATACGAGAAGAGTTTATTGCCGATGTTGTGGAGTTAGTAAGCAATCATATTTTTACTGGCAAAGGACTTGTAGATTACTGCACACAATCTTCAAACGTTCAATTATCTTGGTTTGATGATTTTATTGAGTTATCAGATGACCAAAGAATACATATGATTCCACACGCATTTGACCAGGTGCGAATTGAACAACGTAACGAGTGCATTAAGGTGGCTCGTGAATATATGAATACAGTAAAACCAATCAACAATATTATTAAATAACCAAAAAAACAAAACAAATGAGTACAGCACAAAAAGATGCTTTCATACAAGGTATAGAAAGTGGAAAATTTAACACAGACAGAGCAAGAGTTTATCAATTGATTACTATTGAATCACAGACCTTAGAACAGCTTAGAGTTAAGCTAAACAAGAAAGGCTTAAATGAGTTATCTGGAAGGGTAACAGACTTGCTTGATATGGGTTTGATTAGGGAAACATCAAGAGGTCGGTACACCAAGTATGAAGTGGTGACCGATGAACTAAAGCAATCAATGTTAGCTAATCAGCGACAATATGAAAAGGCTTTAAGGTGGAAGAAGCAAGGCGAAGAAAGAGGTTATATAGATATTTTAAACTTAAAAACACAAACACTATGAGCAAGGAAAGAATAATATCAAGGGCATTGGTTTTGATGCAACTGCAGCAGTTGACATTTGAGCAGTTAGACGGACAAATAAAGCACTCTTACAAACAACATCACAATAACTTTATGAATGCTACAGAGCGTGAATTAAATCGCTTAGAACGCATAATAAATAGCAATGTGGATGATCAAAGTGCTAAAGAAGGACTGGCTGCACAGAATGAACTAACATTAGCCATTGATTACATAATGGATGTGATATTGGGAGTGCAAGAAAACAAGGATTTATTAACAGCAATTCAAAAAAATATCAATGGAGATAATTAAAGCAGGACAAAAGGTAAAAGTGCATCTTGGTGTATTAGGTAGCTGTTATGGAATTACTACTGGAAGAAGCGTAAAGCGAGTTTTAAAGAAGCGTGAAGTAGATGTCTTAGAATTAAAGCAATGTTTGCCCATTCCATTTAACGAAATAGAAATGTTTAGAGATGGGGGAGAGATTAGCTTTAAGATACGTTATGCAAACCAGGTGCAAATATACAAGGATGAGCAAGAGGTATTCCCAAAAAGAGAACTACTTGGATATTACAGATTAAAAAAACCTTATTTTAAGGAATACTATTAGATAAAAGTTTATCTTTGTAAACCAGCGTATGGGACACGCAATTAAAGAACTTACTGGCTTATCTCTGAAAATCAAAGTCCCATTTTGATGATTAGGAAATAAGCCTTTTTTTATATTATGGCAAAAGACAAAAAGAGCATAATAGTTTATGCAGATTGGCAAGAACAATTTGATAGCCTAACAGATGAAGAAGCTGGTAAGCTAATAAAGCATTTCTTTGCTTATGTAAACGATCAAAACCCAACATCTGACAGACTTACAGAGTTGATGTTTATACCTTTAAAAAAGGCTCTTAAAAGAGATTTAAGAAAGTATGAAAGTTATATAGATAAACAGAAAAGCAATGGGAAAAAAGGAGGCAGACCAAAAACCCAAAAAACCCAAGCCTTTTTAAAGAAACCCAAAAAAGCTGATAGTGTTAATGTTAATGATAATGTAAGTGATAATGATAATGATATACTTTTAAAAAAAGTAACAAAAGGGAGTGAGTTATCAAAAGGGGTGATTGATTATTTTAATGGGGTTTGTACCAGCTTACCAAAAGTGATTAAGGTAACGGATAAAAGAAAACGCTTAATAGTAAGCCGAGAAAAAGAATATTCAAAAGATGATTTAAAAAAGGTCATTGATTTGACTGCTGAATCTGCATTCTTGAATGGTGATAATGACAGAGGATGGACAGCCAACTTTGATTGGATAATGGAAAAAAGAAATTTTATTAAGATATTAGAGCAAACGTACAAAAACAAAACAAATGGAAAAACTAAAAGAAATATTACAAGAGAGCAATTTGAGCAATCAATTGACAAGCATTTCCAGGATTGATAATGGTGCAATAAGTATTTACAACGGAAAGCTAAGTAAAGAAGGAATCAAAAAGAACTGCTTAAAAATCCTTGCAGCATTTGAAAAAACGGATGCAATGTTCACCGACCTATTAACTGAGAGCCTTAAACGGAATGGCTTTACTGATGAAAGATTTACAGATGCAGTCAACTATGTGATTGACCATTGTAGGTATCCAAAGCCAAGCATTGCAGATTTTGTCAGCTATGATAAAAATGTTAAAGTTTTTACTTGGCAAGATATGGTAAATAATTCATTTGATTTTTCTAAGTTTGTCAAGATTCGCATAAGTGCCGAGCAAAGCAAACCACTATACATAAGACAAGAAGATTTTGAACAAATAATTTTTTAAGATATGAATGAGATACTAAAACTTTTAGCTGAAACTGGTGACAAAAGATTATTAAATTTATTGTTAAAATGTATTACCGATGAGATGCACGATGAATTATCAAATGAATTTATGAAGTTAAACAATGAGCAATTATTGTGGCTTGTATCTTATTTAGGTGTAAACGGATACAGTGATGAAAAGATAGAAGAAATAATTAAAGGACTATAAAACAAAACAAAATGAAACCAATTAAAATATTAAATTTATATGCTTGTCTTGGAGGCAATCGTTTTAAATGGGATGAAGTAGCAGATATACAAGTGACTGCTGTAGAACTTGACGAAGAACTTGCCAGGCTATATCAAGAAAGATTTCCAAAGGATAAAGTAATTGTTGCAGATGCACACCAATATCTACTTGAAAACTATAATGAATTTGATTTCATATGGTCATCACCACCTTGCCCTACACATAGCAAAATGAGAAAAACAAATACTGGAGAAGGTGAAAGAAAATCAAAAGCAACTTATCCAGATATGAATCTGTATCAAGAAATATTATTATTGGAACATTTTTTTAAAGGAAAGTATTGCGTTGAAAATGTAATCCCATTTTACAATCCGTTAATAGCTGCAAAGAAAAGAGGTCGGCATTTATATTGGACAAATTTTAATCTACCAAGTGACTTGGGCGATAGAAGAAAAGAAGATTTTATACAATCCAGTAGTGTTAATAATTTATCTATATTCCACAATTACGATTTTAATAAATTGTCAGTTTTTAAAAAATTTAGCTATACAAGTCATAATGGAGGTATTAGAATAGATAAAATTGCAAGAAATTTAGTAGATTATAAAGCTGGAAAAACTATATTGCAAACAGCTTTAGGAATAATTAAAGACAATAATAAAGAGCAAATAAAATTATTTTAATAACTAAAAACAAAACAAAATGAGCAGAGAATTAATCGGAAAACTTTTACAGATTAGAGAAGATTATCCAGATTACCGAGAAGAAATAAATTTAACCATTCACAGAATATCACCTAAAAGAAGTGGACATCATTTGAGTAATGTTGTGTCAAGCTATATGGAAATATTGTGTGATGATTTGAATGTAAGCAGAAAGTATTTTCTTAAAAAAAGGTCAAGGGATGTTTTGTATTATCGTTATAGCTTAATGGCTTGGTTAAAGTACAACACAAGTATGAGCCTTAAAGACATAGGAAAGCTATTTGGCAACAAAGACCACAGCACAATTATCAATGCCTTAAATGAAGTAAAGAATGCATTACATCCAAATAGTTACAATCAAGATTTAAGCGACACATACCACAAGGTCAAGGAAGCATTAGAGCAATAAAATAAAAATAATTTATTTTTTTATGTACAAAATTCTTTGGTTTATTATTTTTGTGTATCTTTACATTATTAAATTATTTAAAAACAAAACAAAATGAAAAATTTAAAAGAATTATTGCAAGAAAATCAAATAGTTGAATTAAGTACTGAAGAGGATGTTTTCAATGTATTTTTTTCACACATAAGACAAAAGTTTTTTTTAGAGATGAATGGTGAATTTGTAGTTTCCTCAAAAAGTTTAAAGCGTATAGAAATGGGAATACCAAGCAATGCAGAAGTAACTGATTTATTTGATTAAAAACAAAAAAGTAGAATCCCAAAAAGCCTTACAAACATTGTGAGGCTTTTTTTTTACTTTTGTTTTATGAAAAAGTGCAAAGGCATAAATAAGGCAAAAGGCTACGGATGTGGTAACCTGGTAGAACGCAGAAAGTATGGCTTATGTTTTGAACACAAATGCTTTGTAAAATGGCTTTATGAAACGGATGAAGGTAAAGAAACTTTAAACAGACACACCATAAAAGCAAAGAAAGAAACAAAGCACAAGGAAAGACTGCAAGACCAAAAGCAAAAGATAGACTTAATGAGTTTAAGCAAGGTTAAAAGCACGATGATTCAGCCAAAGATAAATGAGTTAGTAAGGATCATTGACAATGGGCAGCCTTGCATAGCTACTGGAAACTTTGGCAAGATGAATGCTGGGCATTTTTATCACGCTGGTGGCTCATCTCAAATAAGATTTAATCTGCACAACATACACATCCAATCATTTGAATCAAACCATTTTAAAAGTGGAGATGCAATGAACTACATTCAAGGCATAAAACGAATCTATGGTGATAGTTACCTGGAATTTATGGAAGGATTAAAGCAAACACCAAGCGACAAGCACACAAAGCAGTTTTATTTGGAGTTGAACACTAAGCTGTTAGCAATTAAGAAGTGGCTTAAAAGCGAAATAAATGGGCAAATGCAAGATATTAGCAATAGGATTAGATTAAGAAATCAAGTAAACATCTTATTGGGATTGTATGACAAAGAATTTAGTATATTTAAACAAAAATTATGAAAAGATTTCATTACATAGATAAAAATGAAAAAGAGCAACTTGATTTAATATCTCTTTTAGAATATGCAACAGATTATAAATTAAATTATGATGATTGTATAATTGCTTTAAGTGAATTACAAAAATACATAACCATAAAACCAAAAAAATGAAAACAATTAATAGTTTAAGTGGAGGACAAACCTCAAGTTATATTGCCAAACATTATCCAGCAGATTACAATGTGTTTGCACTTGTAAGAACAAGTGATAAAAATTGTATGTTTCCAGATGCAAAGATTAGACAAATTGTATCAGATAGAATTGGCACAGAGTTTATTGGAACATTGGAAGATGATATAATAATTTACACAATGCTGGACTTAGAGCAGTATATAGGCTCAAAAATTGACTGGGTGACTGGCAAAACTTTTGATGAATTAATTTTAAAAAAAAATGGAAAAACATTTTTACCATCATATATGCGAAGATTCTGCACTACTGATATGAAAATTGAGCCTATAAAACAATTTTGGTTTAACAACATTAATGAATTAGTTGAAATGAGAATAGGATTTAGAGCTAATGAGCATAATAGAGCAAAGTCTATGATTAATCGTTTAAATAAAAATGGATTGGAAACGTCAAAATTTGTTATTGGTAAATCTAAAAATGGAAATAATAAATGGGGAGAAATAGAATGGAGAAAACCAGCTTTTCCTCTTATAGATGATAATATATTTAAGGATACTATTATTAATTATTGGAAGGACAAAGATGTAAGATTTGCTTGGATGAATAATTGTGTAGGATGTTTTCACAAACAGCCGATACTTTTAAATAAAATGAGTAAGCTGCACCCTAATAAATTAGAGTGGTTTGCAAGTAAAGAAAGAGAAAGTATTAATGGTGCAACTTGGCGAGAAAATATTACCTATGATAAGATAATTGCTCACACTATGCAAAGAGAATTGTTTAAAGATGATTTTGATGAGTGCGATAGTGGATTTTGTGGATTATAAAATAACTTGTAAAAAGCCAAGACTACCAGGTAAAAGCCTTATCTTTAAGGCACTCTATTAATTAATAATTTAAACTAAAAACTATGAGTAAAATGCTAACTGGTTCTATCAACCTAACAAAGATAGACAAGACAAAGATTGTAAGCACCAATAAGGAAGGAAAGCCTTTTGATAATGGTGCGAAATACTTAAACGTTGTGATATGGCTAAATGATGAAGCAGACCAATATGGCAACAATGCAAGTATCCAAATCAGCCAAACAAAAGAACAAAGGGAAGCTGGAGAGAAAGCTGTGTACATTGGCAACTTAAAATATCCAATGCAAAGAACTGAAGAAACAAAAGAGGTAAGGCAAGAAGCAAGTGGCTTACCATTTTAAAAGAGAATAATTGGTTTGGTTAAAGGCTGTTGTATTAGGTTATGGCAGCCTTTTTAATTTTTAATAATATGGACAATAAAAAAGAATACTATACTAAGTGCTGTGAGATAATAGATAGACTCGCAGAACGCTATTTAAAGCCTTTAAATGATGATTTAACCGATGGCATAAAGGAAGAAGATATAGCAGAAGACTTGTATTACAAAAATCGCTTTGAATGATTACCAAAAAAATTGCATAGATTTGGTGAAAATATAAATTTATGTCTGAAAGCAAAATAAAACAAGACCCTAAAAACGCAAGACTACATAGCGAGGTAAACAAAGAACAGATAAACAAAAGCCTTAAAGATTTGGGTGCTGGTCGGTCAGTAGTAATAGACAATGAGGATTACTTAATAGCTGGTAACGGAGTTTATGAACAAGCAGAAAAGTTAGGACTAAAAACAAAGGTAATTGAAAGTGATGGAACGGAATTAGTTGTAATTAAAAGAACTGATTTAAACTATGAAGATGAAAAGCGAAGAAAGTTAGCCATTGCAGATAATGCCACAAGTGAATCAAGTGACTGGAACTTTGAAGAACTTACAAATGATGAGATTGAAGAATGGGGTATAGAAGAACACCAGGAAGAAGAAATACAATTAGAAGCTAAAGAAGATGATTTTGTTGAAGAAGTGCCAGAAATACCAATAACAGTACTTGGT